AAGATTAGAAAATAAATAGAGATATGAGCCACTTGCTTCGGCAGGTGGCTTTTTTTGTGGGAAAAATCCGGGAGGTGAGCATTTGGCAATAAAAAAGATAGGCGCACTGATCGCGCTGGACGGCGAGAAAGAGTTTAAACAGAACGTCACAAACTGCAATAAATCTTTGTCAGCACTAAAATCTGAGTTAGGCCTTGTCCAAGCCCAATATGAAGGTCAGGAGAACTCCCTGGAGGCCCTGCAGAAGAAACATGAAGTGTTATCTAAGTCCTTAGATGAGCAGAAGCGCAAAGAAGAAGCCGTCAGAAAAGGGCTGGAACATGCCCGTGAGAGTTATGAAAAAGTCGGGATTGGCCTTGCGAACTTGAATAAGAAGCAGGAGACACATAGCAAAAACCTGGAAGGCTTGAAACAGGATTACGAAAAAGCCACGGACCGTCTGGACAAGATGACAAAATCCGGAAATTCATCGGAGCAGGCTTTAAAGAAGCAGGAAGCGGTGATACAGTCACTTTCTGAAGAACTGAAAAAAGAAGAGGCCCGCCTGAAAAATGTCAGTGTGGCGGTCGCAAAAGGCGAAAAGAATTATCAAACCGCAGGGAACCGCGTAAAGGACTGGGAGACAAAGCTGAATACAGCAGAGGCCCAGGTGATAAAGGCGTCATCAGCAGTAAATAAAAATGCTGC